GATGGAGACATGTCTCGACGGCCGGAATCCCAGAATGCGATCGAGTGCTCCGATCTGGTCATCGACCGCATCGGACACGGATTGCCGACGCGCGCCGTCGACGGGGTGACGTTCTCGCTGGCGCCGGGGAACCTGATCTGCGTCGCCGGACCCACCGGATCGGGCAAGTCGACGCTGGTGGCCGCTCTGGCAGGGTCCACCGACCCTTCCGTGCGGGTGGTCGGCGGCAGCGCGCACGTGTGCGGGGTGGACGTGCGTCGACCGGGGCGCAAGCACCGCATCCTCACGTATCGCACCGGTTTCGTGCCGCAGGGGGCCGGCGGGGATCTGCCACCTCGGCTCACCGTGAACGAGGTCATCGCCGAGCCGATCCTCATCCGGGAGAAGCGCGTGAACTCCAAAGCGCTGTCGATCCGCGTGGCCACCCTGCTCGACGAACTGCACCTCCCGCTCGGCACGGCCGCGAAGTTCCCCTACGAGCTCAGCGCGGGCATGCGACAGCGGGTGGCGATCGCCCGTTCCTTCATCCTCGAACCCCAGGTGCTCATCGCCGACGAGCCCCTCGCCAATCTCGATCTCGAGGTGCGTCCGGTCGTGTTCGATGCCATCACGAGAAGGCGCAAGGAGCAGGGAATGGCAGCGCTTCTCGTCACCAACGACGCGGATTTCATCCGCGAGCTCAACGCCGAGACGCTCATGCTGCGCAGCGGTCATGTCGTTGCACGCGGCGTGGGTAAGGACCTGCTCTGGGTGCCGAACGCCGAGGCCGATTCGCAGCACTGAACGCGACACGCCCGAGGTCCCGAGAAGCGTGCCCGGTGTCACGAGTAGGGCGTGGAGTTTGCTAAGCTTGTCGAGTTGCCCGCGCAGCGGAGCACATTCCTCGGTAGCTCAATTGGCAGAGCAGCCGGCTGTTAACCGGCAGGTTCTTGGTTCGAGTCCAAGCCGGGGAGCGATGAACCCCCACCCGCACCAGGGTGGGGGTTCTCTGCTTCTCCGAACAAGTAGGACACCGACGTGTCGAGCGCGTCAGCTGCCGCGCGGATCTCGTCGGCAAACCACGGCCGCTCGCCGCGCAGCTTCTTGGAGAGCGTGGACTGCCCGACGCCGACGAATCGGCCCATCTCCGTCTGTGTGATCTTGCGATCCCACATCAGGTGGAAGACACGACGTCCGATCTCGGCATCCACCGAGGGACGCTCCGGCATCTGGGTCACGAGAGTGCTCATGTTCGCAACGATAACGCACATATCGAACAAAGCGCAATGAACGCGCGTCGAAATGTTGGTTTAGTTCGCTCCGTCATGTATGGTCGCTCTCATGACGGAGCGAACTAAACCCGACGCGAACGAGTGGGTGACCCCTGCTGAGGCATCCGCCGCACTCGGGATGACGCCCACGCACCTCGCGCGGCTGGCTGACAAGGGAGTCATCCGCGCGATCCGGCCAGGCGGCGGCCATCGTCGTTACGCGGCCGCCGACATCGAGGCGATCCTCGCTCGCGAGCCATGGGACGCAGCGTGAGCGATGAGCACGCATCGGACCTTGCCCCATGCCCCGGCGCGGCCGCACATCTCGCACGAGAGCTTCCTGTTCATGCGGTCGGAGATCGAGCGTCTGACGAACGAGCTGCACGCGATGACGGTCGACCGCGACCACTGGTACATGAAGGCGAACTACACGCCCGAGGAGATCGCCGAGATGCGACACCGGGCGACCAAGGGACTGGACGAGAACGGAGCATGGCTATGGCCGGACAGCGTGAGAACGACGAGGTAGTCCGCGACGTCGAGGCGTCCTTCGAGAGGATCAAGCGCCTCCGCCCCTCGCACCGCACCGTCGCGATGTGGAGCGATATGCGGCAATGCCTGGACAACATCCGGATGGTCGAGTTCTATCTCGGAATGCTCCCGGAGAAGCCGGTCGGAGCGATCGACTTCGGCGCGATCGAGGTGCAGCTCCAGGACGCGCGAATGGCGATTGGTGCCCTCGCCCTCGCCCTGTCGGACGGAGCGGCGGACTCATGATCAACGGGTCGATTCTCCTGCTCATCGTCGGCGCGTACGGCGCATACCGGGTCGCGTGCTGGGTGCATGACCGTGCCGAGGCGCGCACTCCCAACCACGAGATTGAGAGTCAGGCATGAGTGCCTACTGGGATCTGATCAACCTCGGCGTCTGCATCAAGCAGCAGGCCGAGCGGATCGGCGTCGAGCACGAGGGAGTGCCACCCGAGGGTGTCGTCGTGCGCATCACTGCTCGCGCGTTTGGAGCGATCAGCTATATCGACAAGACGATCGACAACATCGCGTGCGAGTCGGAGACCGCGCGATGGACGAACGACGAGGTGCGAGACATGCTCAGCGACATCCGCCGTGAGTTGACAACAGATGTCGAGATTGAGAGGCAGCCATGAGCATCACTCTGCTCGACGGCAGCACCACGGACGAGGAGATCGTCACGCGGTTCGTGAACAGTGCAGGGGAGTTGCAGGTCGTGACGGAGGGGCCGGACGCAACCTGCCCGACGTGCGGATATCCCGAGCGGCACCGCCTGATCGAGATCGCCCGTGAACTCACGATGATCGCTGACGGCTGTCCGTCCTGCGAGACATCCCGCATGTCCGCGGCGGATGTCGAGGTTGGTGGTCAGCCGTGACGCTCATCTGCTGGCTTGGTGTGCACCAGTGGCGCGTCGATCACTACAGCGACATCGTGGGCGGTCAGTTCGTCTTCGTCGAGCGGGTCTCGTGCGCGCGGTGCGGGCTGCTCCGCTCGAAGGCGGTCGTGTAGGTGCCCAGCTTCATCAATCCCGACACCGAGAAGTTCGATGCCACGCTCCTCACGGACCACGTGGCATTCGAGCCGACGACCCTCGGTCGTGGTGTCGACGGCGACATCTACGAGTACCGCGATGGCGTGTACGTGCGTGACGAGAACGCCGTCACGAAGCGAGTCGCGAAGTCGCTCGGCGCGAAGTTCTCCACGACCGTGCTCGGCCAGGTCAACGCCCACCTCCTCAACGTAGAGCTCCCGGTCGTCGGTCTTCCTGATCTGCCGTCTGGGTGCCTCCCGTACATCGTGCTGGAGAACGGCATCTACTGGTGGCGCGATGCGAAGCTCGAACCGCACTCGGCCGCGCTCGGCGCGATGACGAAGCTCCCGATCGCGTACGACGAGATCGCGATCCCGTACTCGTTCCTCGAATGGCTCGGCCAGGTGCTCGGTGACGATCCCGAGATGCACCGACACATGTGGGAGGTCATCGGATACCTCCTCATGACCGGCAACCCGTTGCAGAAGATCTTCCTGCTCTACGGTGAGGGCGGCAACGGCAAGGGCACGATGTTGCGCGTCATCCGCAACCTGCTCGGCCGGGCGAACTACTCCAGCATCTCGATGCACCAGCTCGTCGATGATCGGTTCGCGACATCCGGCCTGTACGGCAAGACCGCGAACATCTCGGGCGACCTCTCGTCACGCTTCCTCTCCGACCCGCAGATCCTCAAAGAGATCACGGGCGGCGACTCGATCAACGCCTCACGCAAGTTCGGCCACTCGTTCGAGTTCGTGCCCTACGCCGTGCCGATCTTCGCCTCCAACGAGTTCTTCCGCACCTCTGACAACTCGATCGGATGGCGGCGGCGCTGGGAGGTCATCGACTTCGTGCAGAAGGTCGACGGCGGAGGACCATTCGACGAGCAGCTCCTGTTCGACGACGCCCCCGGCATCTTCAACTACGCGATGGAGGGTCTCCGTCGCGTGATGGAGCGCGGCAAGTTCGCGCCTCCCACTGCCGCGCGCGAGGCGACCACGCGTCTCCACGACGCGGCTGATCCGCTCATGCTGTGGCTCGACGAGGACGACGCCGTGAGCCAGGGCCCCGACGAGTCCAGCCCTTCGGCAGACGTGTACAAGCGGTACGCGGGATGGTGCCGCCGCAATGGCTACACGCCCCTCGCCTCCGGCCCTCTCGGCCAGCGTCTAAAGCAACTCGGCATCACCCGCACCCGCCCTCGCGAGGGCGCTTCCCGGGTCGTCCGCTACCAGGGCATCAGCGTCATGCTGCTGCCCCATGAGGACTGACCGGTGATGTGGTCAGGGCACGGTGGCCAAGCGGGCGCGAAGGCGGACCATCCCGCTCCCCGCACCCCACATCAGAACGACCTTCGGCCGATACCTATCGGTGGTCAACCCAGTGGACAGGGTGCGGTCAACCCTGTGGTCAAGGCGCGATCCCAGTGGGGGAGCGGGTTGGTCAAGGCGGTCAGCCCTCTCTCTCAACCTTTACGCACAAGAGAGAGAAGAGGGAGAGATAGCGGATGTGCCCTGACCACCGTGACCACCGTGACCGAGGAGGCCCATCGTGACCGAGAAGCACCGCGACCCCGAGTACATCCGCAACGCCAAGATCGTGCGGTCACGCGTGTATCGAGCGTGGCGGCACGGCGAGGATGTGCATTGCTGGCGGACCGGGGCGCTGCTCATACCGGGGCGGCCCTTCGACGTGGGGCACCTCGACCCGGAGGGCGGTCACTCGATCTCGAACCTTGCGCCGGAGACCGTGAGGAGCAACCGCTCCGAGGGTGGACGACGCGGGGCGGCCATCACGAACGGGCGAACATCTCGACCGCTGCCCTCGGTCAGGCGGGCCTCGCGCGAGGGGCTCGCGCCGTGGTGACCGGGTTCTTTTTTGGTGGGTGGTGCAACCCCCGCCTTCGGCTCCAAGAGCAAAATCCCCCCCTGAACTGGAGAATCTCATGACCCCGACTCTCGCCGATCTGCGCAGCGAGGCCAATTGGCTGGAGTGGCGCTCCCGGATCGAGCACCTCGGCGCGGTGCGGCTCGATGACCTCGTGACCACGGAGCAGTCGCGCGGCGAGTTCATCACGGGGGCGCGGCTTCTCCGCCTCGACGAGCGCCAGCGCGCGGGCGATGGCGGGAAGGGGCCGTCGCCGATGCAGCTCATGGTGGCTGACCTTCTCGCCGCGGGTCGCTTCATGAACGCGATCTTCGAGCCGCGCCGTTCGACGAAGACGACCGGGGTCCAGGCGGTGATGCTCGGGCGCTGCTGGCATCGCGAGGACTACCAGGTGGGGTGGACGATGTTCACGACGGGAGCGAAGGCGGGGGAGCGGTTCCGCAAGGACATCGTGTCGCACCTCGACCGGCTCTACCCGTCGCGACGCGACAGCCCGGTCCAGATCAACGTCGGCAAGGGAACCGAGCACCTGCACTTCACGGCGACTGGATCATACCTGAACGTGTACACCCCGAACGGTGAGGGGTTCCGGTCGGGTGGTTTCGACATGGCGTTCGGCGACGAGGCCGCGGAGGCGGACATCGAGCAGGGCGAGGACGTGACGCGCGCTGTCATCCCGACGATGGACACCAAGATCGGCGCGCAGTTCGTGCTCGCCGGGACCGGGCAGAAGTGGCGGACCGGGAACCTGCTGTGGGAGGCGCTGCACGACGAGGACGCGGCGGTCGCCTGGCACGGCATCCCCGAGACGGTCGACCGCGCACAGCTCGCATCGTGGGAGCCCGACCAGCCGCACCCGAAGACGGGAGCGACCGGGGGCCGGATGCGGGAGTTCATCGAGCTGCACCACCCCGGCGTCGGCTTCACCACCCCGGTGGAGGCGGTGCGCCGTTCATTCGACCGCTGGCCGCTCGACGACTTTCTCATCGAGTACGGGGGACAGTTCGGCACGGAGGGCGCGGCCGATGTCGCGATTCCGCCCGCGCAACTCGACCGTGCCCTCCGCAAGCTCCCGTTCCCCGAGGCCATGCCAGAGCGGTTCGCCGTCGCGCTCAAAGTGCACCACCTCGGTCTCGGCGGCTCGCTCGCGATCGCGTGGGACTACGACGAACCGGGCGACCTCGTGACCGAGGCTCTGGAGATCGCGGGGGAGGAGGAGCCGCGGCGAAAGCGCGCGGTCGCGTTGTGGTGGCACCAGCCGGGCACGACGAACCTGGAGCGCGAGGTCTTGCTCCGTCTACGTCGCACGGGAGCAAAGCTCTGGTACGACGCCTTCGGGTACACCGAGCAAGTCGCCGGGGTGTTGGCGAAGGCGAGCCCGCGACCGGTGATGGAGGGCACGCGCCAGGCCGACATCCCGAAATCGACGGTCGGGATGCTCAAAGCGCTGGAGGACGACGACCTCGTGATCTTCTCTCACCCGGCGCTGGAGAAGGCACTGCGGGCTGTGAAGCGGCAGAAGTTCGGCAACTACGGCACGTTCCGATTCGGGCCACCCGACTCCGATCCCGAACTCGACACCTCACCCGTGGAGGCCGTGGCGCTCGCGCTCCGCTTCCTGGACGACGTACCCCACACCAAGAACCCGCGCGACATGTTCCGATTCGGAGGCACCCGATGATTCGACTCGACTGCACACAGATCAGCATCGTGATCGTCTGCGAGACATGTGGCGTGTGGCATGCGTTCGCCTTCGAGAAGTTGGAGGCGTGGGAGCGCGCGGCAGCTCACGAGGAGCGTGCGCACCCGCAGATCACGCAGGCGAGGGATGCCTTGTCGACGCACCGGAAGCGTGCTCGACACGCCGTCTGATTTTCGGGTGTTGGCAGTCGGATCGATTGTCATGCCGTGGGAATCTTCGGACGCGACATCGACAAGGTCTACGCCAAGCGCGCAGCGATTGAGCTGCTGACCCCTCCGTCGAAGCCTCCCGTTTCGATCTCCTCGCCGTGGAGCCCGCAGGACACGCTGGTGACGTGGGCGGTCGATGACGCGCTCGGCGGTCTCCTCGACCGGTCGGTGCTCCCGCTCACTCGTGAGATCGCACTCCGCCTCCCCGGTGTGAAGCGCGCGCACGGCATCATCTGCACGCAGCTCGCCGCGATCCCGTTTTTCCAGATGGACAACGCGACCCGTACCGAGGAGCAGCCCGAGTGGCTCACCACCTCGCTCTCCGGAGTTGCCCCTTACCACCGCATGTTCGGTGCAGCGTCGGACTGGTTCTTCCACGGGTGGGCCGCATTCGGGTTCACCGACGACATGACCGACTGCCTCCACATCCCATACGGGCTGTGGAAGCTCAACGAGCACGGCATCATCGAGGTCGCCGACGAGCGCGTGCCGACCGAGTACACCGCGAAGATCATCGCCGTGCCGCTCGGCTACGGCGAGAACGGCCTCCTCGTCGACGGCGCTGACACGATCCGCCAGGCGCGCAACGTCGAGGCGGTCTACCAGCAGCGCCTGGAGAACCCGATCCCGCTCACCACCCTCGAAGTCGACGGCGACACGTACGACCGGTGGGACGACACCGAGATCGACGACTTCCTCGACCAATGGATCAGCAACCGCCGCAAGCACGCGACCGCCGTCCACCCCTCGTACATCAAGGTCGGCATGCCCGGACAGGTCCAGGTCGACCTCTACGAGACCGGCCGCAACGCCGCCCGGCTCGACATCGCCAACCAGACCGCCCTCCCCGCCTCGATCATCGAGGCCGTCCGCCAGGGCGGTGGCGGTGGCGGGACCGAGATGCGCTACCAGGGCGTCGCGAACGGAGGCGAGCGGAGCGACCTCTGGGAGTTCGGGCTCGCACGGCGGATGGTCCTCGCATTCGAGGCGCGCATGTCGCTCGACGACGTATGCGCCACCGGCCTTTCCATCCGCGGCGACCTCTCGGCGCAGAACGCGATCCCGACCCCGAACATGAACCCCACGAGTGAGGACTGATCCCATGCCCGATATCCAGATCGAAGGTGGCGAAGTCCTCGCCAACCTCGACGAGCGCACCCTGACCGGCCTGCTCCTGCCCTACGGCGAGGAAGGCCGCACCAACGTCGGCCGGTTCAGCGTCATGGCCGGTGACATCACGATCCCCGCTGACCCCTCCGTCGTGTCGCTCAACGAGGACCACGACCGTTTCCGGCCGATCGGTCGCGCCACCCGCCTGTGGGAAACCGCGGCCGGGATCATGGCTACCTTCGCGATCGGGCGCACCCCGGCAGGTGACGCCGCTCTCGCAGACGACACGCGCCGGTCGCTCTCCGCCGAATTCAAGACCGGCATCAAGAACGGGCGCGCAACAGGCGGCATCCTTGCAGCCGCCGCGAAGGTCGCCCGCGGCGCGTTCCCCTCCGCGCAGGTGCTTGCCGCGGACGCCGAGATCGACGACGAGGCAGGCGACGGCGAGACCGTCGCCGAAGACCACACCGAATCTGTCTACACCGACGAAGACGGCAAGACCTACCGCCGCGTCTACGACTCCATCACCACGGAGGCACAGACCGAGACCGGCACCGAGACCACCACCACCACCATCATCACCGAGGAACAGACCGAAGCGGATGCCGAGGTCGAAACCGAACAGGAGAACGAAGTGTCCGCAACCGCAGTCCCCGCCACCGCCCGCTCCGGCGCTCCGCTCGCCACCGCGAGCGCACGTCAGACCGACCTCCAGACCGTCTTCGCCGCGTTCGCCGCAGCGAAGGACGCCTTCAAGCTCGGCGGCCGCGCCCCCGAAGATGCGACCGCCGTCCTCGCCGCGCTCTCCGACATCACGATCACCGGCCCCGGCTCCCTGCCGGTCGGCGGCGACGTGCTCCAGGAGAACTGGGTCGGCCAGCTCTACCAGGGCATCCCCTACGAGCGCCAGTACATCAACCTCGGCACCCTCGGCAGCAACATCACCGCCGCAGGCAAGAAGGGCTACACCCTGGAGCGCGGCACAACCGGTGCGCCGGTCGAGCACTTCGACGGAACCTGGGCGGGAAACAAGACGCCCATCAACTCCGGCGTCGGCTTCACCGCCTCCAAGGTGTCGCAGCTGTTCCGGTTCGCATTCGGCGTTGACATCGCCCGCGAGTTCTTCGACCTCCCCGGTGGTGCCGAGGTGGTCGAGGCGTTCCTGCGCCTCATCGTCGAGGATCACCTGGTGTGGTCTGACGAGATCGCTCTGGACACCTGGGTGTCGGTGGCCGGCGCTCCGCTCGCCCCCAGCACCTACCCCGGCACAGCGGGGCACGAGTACGCCGACGCGATCGGGATGCTCATCCAGGGCATCCTCGCGGTCAAGGCCAAGAAGGACGACGGGCGGCGCGACCAGCCGACGTTCGCCATCGCCAACGAGGCCGCATACGAGCAGCTCATCTACTCGCCGAAGGATCAGATCCCCGAGTTCGTCAGCTTCGGCGCGAACACCTCTGAGGGCATCACGGCGGACGGTCTGCGCGTCGTCGTCGGCGACACCGGCATCGAGGACACTCCCTCGGTGATCGTCGGCTCGTCGAAGGCCGTTGAGTTCGACGAGCTCGCCGGAGGCCCGCTGCACATCGACGCCCTCGACCTCGCCAAGGGTGGCGTCGACAAGGCGATCCACGGCTACCTCCAGCGGTTCATCGTCCGCCCCGAGGCCGTCGTCCACATCGGCGTCGTCGACGCCTGACCAGGGACATGGCCGACTGGTACACCGCCACAGGCTCCGAGGCGACTGAGCGTCTCCTCGGAGCCTGGCCAGACGCGCCCGTCGAGAACGAAGAGGTGTGCGAACTGATCCTGACCACCGCCAAGGAACAGGTGCTCGCATTCGCTCCCGTTCTCGATGACGCCGCCGCGGTCCCTGACCGGTGGGTGTACGCGCAGCTCCAGCAAGCCACCAACCTGTGGAATGCCGGACGTGTCTCCGGAGGCGGCGATGTCGGCGTGGAGCAGTACACGTACACACCGCGGCCGCTCGACAAGACGATCAAGGGCATCATTCGTCCCGCTCACGGAGGCCCGCGTGTCCGCTGATCAGACCGTCCGCGAGTACGTGTTCGGCGTGCTCAAGCCGCTGGTGCCCTCTGACTGGAAGGTCGACGACGGCATCCCGTCCGCGATGCACTCGCTCTCCAAGCCGCTCATGTGGCTGGAGTACACCGCCTTCGCGCCGCTGGCAGAGGCACCGCTCGCGAAGATCGCCGCATCCGTGGACGTCTGCATCGTCACCAACAAGACCGACGTCCGCAAGGGCGAGGCCGCAGCAGACGAAGCGATCGCCGCGCTGTTCGAGGCCGCACTCACCTCGAACAGCTTCTACAGCATCACCGCCGCCAAGTCGGTGTTCTGGGACGCGTACCTCGGGTGGCGTCTCTCGCTCACCGTCATCACCAAGAACCCCGCCCCGGCACCCGCCGTCACCACAGAGGAGTAGACCAACCATGTCTCAGATCGACGTCAAGCCCATCGTCCTCCGCGATGTGCTGCTCAGCATCGCCGCAGACGACTACGAGAAGCACGTCTCTGGCGTGACCATCACCCCCACCACCGGCTCCGTGGTCTGGAACGGTCTCTCGCCGGATGCCGCCTTCAACTTCCCCACATCCACGACCTGGGCGCTGCAGCTCGACTACGCGCAGGACTGGGACACGACGAACAGCCTCAGCCGATACTTGTTCGACCACGAGGGCGAGAAGGTCACCATGACCTTCGAGCCCGAGCGCGGCGGCACCGGATGGGAAGTGGACGTGTTCATCGTCCCCGGCGCGATCGGTGGCCAGGTGAACGCTGTCGCCACGGCGTCCGTCACGCTCGGCGTGGTCGGACGTCCGACGCCGGTTCCCGCAGCCTGAAGCGGAGTGGTGGCCATGCAGCTCGACGTGCGGCGCAGCCCTACGCTGACCGCGCTCGTGCAGGTCATGGCCACCATCCCGCGCGAGGTCGCGAAGGACGTCCGCGCGCAGACGAAGACCGTCATCGTCCCCGAGTGGAAAAAGCTCCTCGCGGAGAAGGCACCCGGCGAGATGATCTTCCACAAGCGGCTCGTCGCCCCCTCCACCGTGTACGTGTCCGACCGCGGCGCGAAACTCATCGCCGGAGCCAACGGCAAGTTCCCGCGCGAGACAGAGTTCGGTGCGTACCGCGAGGACTACAACACCTACACCACCCGCCGCGGGTCGGTAACCCGCCGCACGCAGCGACAGTTCTGGCACTACGTCAAGACAGGCCGCGTCGTCTACCCGGCGCTCCGTGAGTTCATCCCGCGCGCCTGGTCCCTCTACGCGCAGACCGCCTATCGGTCGGTCGCTCAGAGCATCGAGAAAGCCACGGGAGCAGCATGAGCAGCAAGCGGTTCGAGATCGACATCGGCCTCAACGCCTCCGAGGTCGCCAAGGGCGCGAACGACGGAAAGAAAGCACTCGCCGATCTGGAGAAGGCAGTCGGCGATGTCGCCGACGAGTCGGGACATGCAGGCGGCAAGGTCGATTCGTTCGCGTCCAAGCTCGTCGACGCCTCGCGGAAGGCTGGCAAGTCCGACGACGACATCAAGGACGCCCTCCGGCAAATGGGGCTGTCTGCCAAGCAAGCAGAGCGTGCCGTCGAGGATGTTGGCGACGAGTTCAAAGAGACCGGCCGCGACGGTGAGCGCGCCGCCGACAAGCTGGAGGACTCGCTCAGGGACGTCCAGAGGCAAGCGGACAAGACCGCCGACGAGGTTGGCGACGTCGGCGAGAAGGGCTTTCGCAAGCTCGGTGACGCCGGGGAGGAGGTCTCGGGCGAACTGAAGCAGAACCTCGGTGAGACGTTCTCCAGCTTCCGCGGTGACCTGGAAGACCTCCCGCAGATCGCTCAGGACGTGTTCGGAGGTCTCGCCGGATCGGTCGGCACCCTCCCTGCGGCGTTCGCGCTGGCCGCTGGCGCTGCCGGTATCGGTCTTCTGATCAGCGGGTTCGAGCAGGTCCGGGAACAGGAGGAAGCTCGCAAGGAGCGCGTCGCAGAGTGGGCGGCTGCATACATCGGCGGCCTCAGCCAGATGGAAGGTGCGCTCGCTGACTTCGCCTCTATCGAGGCGATCTACACAGACCCCGAGCGATATGCGGAAGCGGGCAAGAACGCCAAGCTCTGGGGCGTCGATGTCTCGGTAGCCGTCAACGCAATGGCGGGAGACATGACTGCCCTCGGCGTTGTTCAAGACAACCTCGCCAAGAAGACGGCCGAGCTAGAAGCGGTGAACATTCGTAACGCCGCAGCCACCGGCGAGGGTCGCGACCGTCTGAAAGAACTCGAGATCGGTCTGCGAGACGGAACCACCGCATACCAGCAGATCACCGGCGAGATGGCAGAAGGGCGGGAGATCGCGAACGCCTACTCCGAGTCTCTGCTCCAGATCCTCGGTAGCGCTGAGTCCGCTGGCGAGGAAGTCGACGACCTCGGCAACAAGGTGTACACCCTCCCGGACGGGCGACAGATCATGATCGACGCCGAGACAGGCCAGGCGACCACCGATCTCAACAAGTTCAAGGGCGACGCAGACAACGTCATCAACAGCGTCAACGGGCGTGAGGCGGTCGTCCACGCCCGCGTGGCCGGTCTCGATCAGGTGCGCGTGGACCTCGACGCGCTCACGCGTCCCCGCACGATGACCGTGACGGCGAAGTTGAGTCAGTCGTTCTCGCAGAACATGGGGTGGGATAAGTGACCACGATCACGCACGCAGCCGGAGTCATCACCCCCACCATCCAGGACGGGTACGCGGCGAAGATCGCGAGCCGCAACCGCGTCCACACCATCCTCGGCCGCAGCGATCCCGACATCACCTTCCGGCCGGGAGGACTGCGCACCGGCACGCTCCCGCTCGTCTTCGAATCCCGCGCGGACGCGTGGACCGCAGCGGCCACGCTCGTGCTCCCGCAACAGTTCACGCTCAATGATCCCGACGTGCCCGAGATCAACATGATCTTCGTGCTCGCGCCGGGCGACTTGGAACCGACCCTGGACCCCGACACACGATTGGTCTGGCTGCTCAGCGTGCCGTTCCAAGAGGTGCTCCCGTGACCGCGTTCTCTCACCACACCTACACGGCGCGAGTGCTCGACCCTGGCGGCGACATCCCCCTCTCGCTGGAGGAGGGCGGACGCGGAACGGTCACCCTCGACGCGTCCAACATCCCGCACGTCACAGGTGAGATCACCCTCGCCGTCGAAGACCCCATGCTGCTCGCGCAGCTCGACCCCCGCGCGTCCCGCCGCGTCATCGTCGATGCCTCACGCTCCGACACCATGACCAAGATCTACACGGCTTGGGCCGAGCAGCGCCGCAATCGGGTTGCGACGCCGCGACCGAGCGCCTACGCCGGTTCGACCTGGGGCGCACCGGCCAACTTCGCGACCAGCCCGGAAGCGGGCTGGCTTGGTGGCACGCTGACCGCGGCGACCACGCCCTACATCTTCTCGGCCACCTCGACGCGCTCGTACGCCGCTGGGGAGAAGGTGACCCTCTCGATCCGCTACCGGATCACCGGGGCCAGCACGGGTGCCGCGCAGCACATCTCCGTCATCCCTCACGTGCGCACAGGCAACGCCTACTACCGGGGCACGCACGTCACCCGGCCCATGGTCCTCGATCAGGACGAAGACGTTGTCGTGCAGTGGACTACGCCCGTCGCAATCGCGGCCGGACAACTCGACCTCGCTGTCGTGGGAGCGAACGCCGCAGGCACGGGTCTCGCAGCAGCCAATGCCGGTTTCGGGATGCGTGCAACCCGCGCGCTGATCGAGGACGGTTGGACGGCCGGGCAGTTCTTCGACGGAGACACGAACCCCACGGGAGAGCTGGAGCGCACGCGTTGGCTCAGCGCGGTGAACGCATCGGCGTCGGTCGTAGAGACACGTCAGGTCGACCGGATCGAGTGGCCTCCGCAGATCACGCGCACGTTCAACCTCGGCATCCGTGAGACCGTGCCCGACCGGGCGGCGGGCACGGTGGCGTTGCAGCTCGCGTCCGACGAGGCGATCCTCGAAGACTTCGCACAGCTCACCGACGACAACGCCCCGCGTGCAAGCGAGTCGTCCCTCCGTGCCGTGTGTAACTACGTGCTCGGAAAGATCGGTGCCGCGCTCGCACCGGGTGGGCCAGACGCTAACGTGACGGCGTACTGGGAAGCTACCAACCTCGCCGTCAACCCTGCCGCGCGCGTCGACGCGACCGGCTGGGTCGCGGGCTCTGGAGCATCCGGTGTCGCCCGCTTCACGTCACCGACGATCCTGGGCCTCCCGACCATCCGCTTCACCGCCACGGGCACCGGGCAAGCCTTCCTGAACACGCCCGTGCAGGACGTGCGCGTGACGCCCGGACGGCTTCTGACGGCCTCGATCTACATGGCTTCCGCGACCACCTCACGGCCCGCTCGCGTCATGCTTCGATTTAAGGATCAGAGCGGGGCGATCATCCTCGACTCGTTCTCCGACGCGGTGAACTCGTCCACCAACGCGGCCGCCCCGACACGGCTGTCGCGCACGCGGCGCGTGCCCCCGAACGCGACGACGGTCAGCGTCTACATCAACACCACCGTGAACGCCGCGAGTCAGAACCACTATGTGTCGGCGCTCATGCTTCACGAGGGCTCCGAGCTCCTGCCGTTCTTCGACGGCTCGACCACGAACGGCGGCGGCTACACCTACGTCTACGAAGATGCGCCGTACACGTCGACCTCCACCCGCACGCCGGATGTCGAGCGCGACCCGGAATCGCTCGTCTGGCGCGCAGGGATCTCCGGGATGGCCTTCCTGCACCCGTTGCTGCTCATGAGCGGGCTCCGTCTCGTCTGCGACGAGGCGCGCGTGTGGACGCTCCGCAACTCCGGATACCGCGCCGACGGCGACCAGGCATACCGGTACGGCGTGAACATCGAGACCGCCGACGAACGTCTCTCGCGCGAGGGAGATGACTGGTTCGACGCCGCAGTGTACGAGTACACATGGACGGATCGCGACGGCATCGCCAAGCGCCGCAACGACACGTTCGCCCTATCGGGCACGCCGACGAAGGTGCTCCGCGTCGAGGTTCCCGATACGCCGTACCCCGGCAAGGGTCGCGCCGAGAACATCGTCCGGCGCGCTCAGGGCCGTGGACGCACGGTCTCGGCGTCGGCGATCCCGACGTGGAAAGAGCGCACCGATCAGACGGTCAGCGTGCTCCTGGAAGGCACCCCGATACAGACCGGTATCGCCGGATCGGTCACCTTCGACTTCGACGAGGACACCGTGACGGTGTCGTCCCGGACGGCGGATACCCCACCGTCCGCGTGGGCGCTCATCCCGATCGGTCAGCGCTGGATTGACTCGCCGGTTGGCGGGTCTTGGATAGGAGAGGTCATCTGACATGCCCGAGAGCTACACCGGAAACGAAGGCACCGACGCTGCCGCCGCGGGACTCGCCGTGATGGATGGTACTGAGGACCGCCGCCAGGGCTATCTCGCGATCAACAAGGTGCGAGACATGCTCGTCAAGCGCGTCTTCGGAACCTCGCAGATCGGCAACGGCGCGGTCACCGTCGCCAAGGTCGACACGTACACCGACCCCGACGACGGCGCGAACAAGATCCCGCGATACAACTCCACGGGCAAGCTCGCCACCAACGACCCCACCGCGCCCCTGCACGCCGCCAACAAGAAGTACGTCGACTCGAAGACCCCCGACCTGTCGAGTCGCGTCGCCAAGAGCGGCGACACGATGACCGGCGACCTTTTCCTCCCGAACTCGACGCCGGCCACCTCGGGATACACGGTCGCGTACATCAACGGCGACGGGCGTGTGTCCCGCAACGCGTCCTCCGAGCGTTACAAGAAGTACATCAGCGACGTCGACCCCGACGCACTCGGTGACGTCTGGCCGCAGCTCGTGCGCTACCAGATGCGCCAGGGCGACGGCTCCTGGAAATACGGGTACATCGCCGAGCGCCTGGCCGAGCACCCCGACCAGCAGCCGTTCGTCGTCTACTCCGACTTTGACGGCGAACAGGTGCCCGAGTCCATCGACTTCATCGCGCTTCTCATGGTCCAGAACGCACAGCTCCACCACGCCCTCGACCTCCTCGCGCAGCGCCTCGACGCCCTGGAGGGACGATGAGCCCGCTCGACATCATCGAACTGCCCGGACAGCCCGGAAAGTACGCCCGTCGCGCATTCGTGGAGGCGTGGCTCGCCGCCGGATCACCGCCCGTCAACTCCGCCGGACGGCTCTACGCCGACCAGAAGTACTTCTATGACGGGTGGATCAACCGGCTTCCCGGATTCAACCCCGCCGACAACCCCGACGACGAGACACAGCGCCTCGCACATGTGCGATTCGGCGCGGGAGACATCGACCCCACCCCCGAGCGCGTTCGACGGCTGGAAGCCGCGGGCCTCATCCGCCCGTACGCCTACGAGACGTGGCATTGGGAGCTCCCCAACATCCGCCAGTACGCGATCGTTCGCGCGATCCCGACCCCACCACCCCCAACGACAAGCGAGGAAGACGACATGCTCACCACGTTCTACGCCACCCAGTCAGACGGCACCGCACCCGACAAGGGACGCGTGTTCATGATCTTCCGCGACGGGCGCACTGGCAACCTCGCCAAGCGCCACCTGAAAGCACGCCCGTGGGCCGCGATCAAGGCCGCACACGTTGCCGCCGCCGAGAAGCTCCCGCACATCAACATGACCGCGGCAGCGCTCAACGACATCGCGAACGCTGCCTGACCCCTGAAAGTGAGAGAGACCATGAACAAGACCGTGATGTTCGTCACCTTCGCCGCCCTCGCCGTCGTCGGCCTGGCCGGAACGGTGGCGCTGCTCATCTTCCGACCCGAGTCCGCGACCACGTTCACGACGCTCCTGATCACCGTCCTCGGCCTGGCCACGACCGCAGGAGGCACGTTCTACGCGCTTGGCAAGCAGGGTGAGCAGATCAAGAAGATCGACCGGCAGACCAACGGCACCCTCTCAGCGCTCCGAGAGGAGAACGACCGTCTCACCCGCGAGAACGTCGAACTCGCCAAGCAGGTACCCGCGACCACCGGCACGATTGACGTCAGCGGCGAGCACCGGCCCTAGTTGGCCAAGACGCGATCAGCGATCATCTGCTTCGTTTCGGCGACTTGGGCGCTGCTCAGGTCGCCTTCGAAGTACATGAGGCAGGTTGATCGCCAGGCGTAGAAGAGGGTCTCGTCTCCCGTGGATTGCAGACCCGTTTCATAGCCGGTCTCGCCGCATCGGCCCGCGAGCGCGTCGCCCGCGATCTGGTCAGCGAGCTCTTGCATTGCCTCTGCCATCTCGTCGGAGTCGGTGAGTTCGATCAGGAATCGCTCCGCGACCTCCTCACGGGACGGGCCCACGGAGCATCCCGCGAGGAGGAGCAGCAATGAGGCTGAGAACAAAGCAGCGGTTCGCTTCATGCCGCGAGCTTAGCGGGCTGGATGACCGTCGCGAGCGCGGCTTCTCGCCGTTCGTCGCTGGTGATGTGGAGGTAGCGTTCCGTCGTGGCAAGAGACGAGTGGCCGAGTATCTCCTGTACGGCTCGGAGGTTGCGGGTCGCTCGATAGGCGGCGGTCGCTCCAGCGTGACGCAGCGAGTGCGGATGCCACCCGGTGACACGCTTGATGATCTTGTGCACGGATTGCGGGTGTAGGTGACCGTTCGTCGCACCTGGGAAGTACGCACCGAACGGCTGTTCGTCTTCGAGCGCGGTGAGCGCGAGCATGAGCGGCGGGTTCACATCGACGATGCGATCCTTGTCGCCTTTGCCTCGGATGCTGAGCGTCTCCCCGCTCCGATGGTGCATGTGGAGTGTGGTGATCTCGGTGAGGCGCAGACACGCGTAGCGGGCGAGCATGACCAGGGCGCGATCGCGCGGGCTCGCGTTCAGGAGCGCGGATGATACGGCCGCATCCGGGGCGATCCGGGGAACGCGTTTGCGGACCGGCACCGGGTCGAGCAATAGCGTGGGGTCCACGAGCACGAGGTGTTTCGCGACGGCCCACCGGTACAGGAGCTTCCATGACGCGAGGATCGAGTGGCGGTACTCGGATGAGTAGTGCCGCGTCTCGATGAGAGCCTGCTCCAGGTGCTCCTCTGTCGCGAGCGCGATGCGGACACGCCGCGCGAGCATGCGCGCGTGACGCACCCGCAACGCGACGGTGCCATCTGCTCGATAGCTGGCGAGCATCCACTGCTCGAATCGGTGAATGAGTTCGTCGTTCTGCAT